CGATTATATCGTGATATATTTATTTATGTTGAAAAGGAAAGCAGATGATTAAATGATTCAACTAACTATTGAAAATGCAAGAAAAAGAATTGCAAATAGTCAGTCGAAAATGGCTTCAATGTTAGGTATGTCAACGAGTGCTTATCAAAAATATGAAAATTATGAACAATTTTTTCGTATTGATAAAGCGGCACAGTTTTCGGCATTAACAGGAGTGCCTTTTGAAAGTATTAATTTTTTAGGTCAAAGTACGATTAAATCGTATAAATCAAATAATTTACAACCAACATAAGGAGGGAACATGGAAGAAACGTTTTTCATGACACGTAAAGAAATAGCAAAAAAAGTACCGTGTTCACCAAACTTTTTTGACCAACACATCAGATATACACAAGACTTTAAGGATGCCGTTTCGGAAAAAAGAATTGGGGACAAATTGTTATTTCCAAGAAAACAAGTTGAGGAATATTTAGAAAGTATCTAGAAAGAAACCAGCAATGAATAAAGATATATTAAAACTTCTAAGAGACATTAAAAAGGATCTCGACATAATAGCTGATAACAAAGAATTTAAAACAAAATCCATTCAACCTGAACCTTTTCTAATAACGAGAAAAGAGGTTGCCACGAAGTTAAGATGCTCGGTTGATAACTTTGATCGAAGAATCAGATATAGCCGTGATTTTAAGGATTACGTGTCAGAAAAAAATATAGGTGGCAAAATCTTGTTTTTTAAAAGCCAAATCGATGACTATATCGAAAATCTATAAAAAGAAATATTCAATAAAAATTTAACTTAGCGTCTGACTGAATTTAACCCAGACTGTAGCTTTGCATTCTGGACAAAAGGGTAGGATATCTGAGTTTTTAAACAGATAAATGATATCTCCACAGGTTAGACATTTATAGCGTCCGGCTCCTGGTTTATCACCACTTTTGAACATTAATCCTTCTCCTTTCACAATAAAAATTAGCCTAATTCTAGTACAAAAACGCTTACAAAGAATAATAAGGAAATAAATAATTATGAATAATTTAATAAATTTAGAACTCACCATGCTAGCAGCCGGAGCAATTGCTGGAATCTGTATCTCATTAATAGGAATGGCAATTGTGCAATGGAAACTATCAAATATGACTTTAAAAGAATTTTTTCAAGGAGCCGAAGACTGATGGCGAAAATTGAACATTTCTTTTATACATCAGAAGAAAGTGATGAAACGGTTAGGCGTGTTGCTAAGGGTATGAAACAAGGCATTCATCTTTTTAAAGCTTCCTTGGATAAGGCTAAAAAACAACAAAAACCGGTTATTGCCACTTATTTAGAAACTGGCGAGCAGGTTGAAATTAAGTCCCTTAAAGAAGCCGGCAAAAAGCTGCACTGTAGTGCTTATTACGCCATCAAAACTGGCAAAGAAATTAAAGGTTACAAACTTTCATACAAATAAAAAAACTTCCGATTGCACTCGGAAGTAATAACAAATTTACGAGGTAATTATAGCATGAGTAACGAAATTAGAGTTATTGACGAAGTTGGCCAAGTTGCCAACGTATCGCAGCTTAGAAGCAGGGCTTTTATTTCTGAATTAAGCAATGAAGATCTGGAAAGCATCGCTTATACAATCAAAGCCTTAAAGAACCCAATCAAAAACGTTGAAGACGAAACAAAGAAACGCCTAATCAATGGATCACAGTTCGTTCATATTCATTTAACCCAAGCCAATCGGCAATTATTAAACGTGGATAACGATCAGATCAAAAATAAGTTTTATCAAAAATACGGACTAGACGCCTTTGTATTGAAATCACCAACGCAGCTTAAAAAGAAGTTTGGCGATGCTATTCAAGAAGATCTCGATGGTGTAGTTGTTTATGAAAAACAAAGCAGGGTCAAGTTTGATTAAGGGAGAATTCTATGGCTTTTATTAACGCAAAAGACTACATCACCAAAGGCGATATGTATTTGATCTACGGCGAAGGTGGAACCGGCAAGACGACAACAGCTTCTTATATTCCCGGAAACAAAATCTTATTGCCCTTTGATATGTCATTAAATCATGTGATTGAAGACTTTAACGACACCCAGATCTATGAAATGAACAGTGACGAAAAAAGAACGTTAAATGTATTTTTGCCTAAGTTCATTAAAAGCTATGGCTTTAACGAAAAAGTCGATGCGTTGATCTTGGATAATGTCAGTTTTCTTTATTCGGAGATCTTAGAAATCTATTCAAAGTCCAGTAAGAATAATTACGATATCTATCCCTTACTGCAATCATTTTTTGCCGAATTGGCCAATCTACTAAGAGAAACCGGCAAGACGATTTATGTCACGGCTTGGGAATCAGTAATAGACGAAACCGATCCAGTCGGAGGCAAGCTGACCCGCTTTATGCCATCGATTAAAAACGAAATTGCTAGAAACAGTTTTCTTGGATTATTCGATGTCGTCGGCAGAATTACCAACGTCAAAGGCAAACGGTCGATACAATTAGCATCCGACCAGCAGACCTATGCTAAAAATCGCTTAGATAACCGCTTAGAAACACTACCAGAAAATTTATTTGAAACAGTTAAAGAAGAAAAGACAGAGGAGAAAGCATCATGAGTTTTACACACCATATTGAAAACGGGCAAGGTAATAGATATCTAAACGAAGGCGGCAGATACAACGTAACTATTTTAGATGATTACCAAGCCCAAAAGAGCCAGAACGGAGCGGCTGATACAATGACGCTTAATTACCAAGTATTAGACGGCGAACATGAAGGGGAACTGATTCCTTTTGACAGCTTTTACAATACCGAAAAAGCAGCTTGGAAGATCGATGCCTTGTTAAATGCCGTTGACCCAAATGGCAAGTCGGATAATTACAACTTTCAAGGCGATGGCTTAAGCCCAGTCGCTGAAGCTGTGGTTAATAAACAGATCAATGTTCAGGTTGGCTGGCGTCAGGCTACTAGAGGGAAGAACGCCGGGAAGTATTTTGCAAATATCAGCCAGTACAACCCTAAACAAGCTTCTTCACAGCCAAATGGAGAAATGCGTCCCAAAGCAGATACAGAAGATACAGCTTCAATCAATCAGGGTGTCGATCAGGCCTTAGAAAATCAAACTACCGGTGATCCAGTAATGGATAACTTGCCGTTTTAAGGAGCTGTAAATGGCAGAGATACATTGGATAAAACTCAAAACTACGATGTTTGATGATGAAAAGATTCGTCTTATCCAATCTGTACCTGAATCCGATTCGATTTTAATCATCTGGATCAGATTATTGGTCCTTGCCGGCAAGACAAACGATGAAGGACTTATCTATATCCAAAGAAACATGCCTTATACCGATGAGATGCTGGCTACTTTGTTTAATAAGCCTTTAAACGTTGTCCGGCTGGCAATTACGACCCTGAACAAATTCAATATGATCGATATCGGCCAAGATGGCGTGATTGCCATCACCAATTGGGAAAAACATCAAAACATCGATGGCATGGAAAGAGTTAGAGAACTTACAAGGGAACGTACTCGAAGAACTCGAGAAAGAAAGAAACAGCAAGAACTCTTATCTAATAAGAAGAAAGATGTAGCGCTACAAGTAACGCTACGTAACGCAACAGACTCAGACTCAGATACAGAATCAGATACAGATAAAAACATTATGTCAGGCAAGCCTGACGAATCAATATCACCAAACATTACGATTGCTAAAAAAGCCCTGAACTATTTCAACCAACAGAGTAATCGAAAGTTCAATCTACTAGCAAAGAAGAATACCAAACCGATCATTGCCAGACTAAACGAAGGCTTTAGTCCTGAAGACCTAAAGATCGTAATTGATCGAGCCTGTTTACATTGGAAAGACAAAAGTGAATACGAACAGTTTCTAAGACCGGAAACGATCTTTAACGGCCGCTTTGATGAAAGACTGAACAATACGATCAAGTGGGAATACAAGCAGGCTGACGTTAAACAAAAAGAAGTTGCCATTGATTACGACCATTTGGATAACAACGGTAAGCCTGTTTCTAACGACCAAGCCTTAAAAGCCTTAAAAAGATTGAAGGCTAACAGCTCATGATTATCCGTAATCAAATCAAAAGAATAGACCAGCGCATTAATGGATATAAGTTTGATTTTCAGTTTGTCAAATCAAAAGAAGAGAAGGATAAATTTGTTCACTTCATTACCAAATTAGAAATAAAGAAAGAGGCTTTATTGGAAAGGCAAGAGAAGCATGTTCGCTAAAGAATATAAAATCAAAGCCGTTCCAGCATCCAGACCTAAAGTACCAAGATTCGGCCATCCATATTATCCAAAAAGATATACAGAATTTAGAAAAAGATGGTTAGAAATTACTAAACCCGACTGGCCAGCAATTCAAGCAGAAATGGAAAACACAGAAGAATACGAATTTTCCTTTGAATTCTGGTGTGCTAAACACGCAAAGTCGGATCTAGACAATGTGGCCAAGGCTTTAGAAGACGAATTAGTTAAAGCAGGTGTGATCTTAGACGACAACCTAATCGTAGTAACCAGAGCAAGAAAACATTTCAATGCCGGTTATGACGCAATAAAAATATTTATCAGGAGAATTAAATAATGGAAAATTTTGAATTAGTACCAGTAGACAGCAATTCACAAACGGAAAGTAAGGCTAATGGACTATCGTTAGTTGGTTCTTATGACCAGATTCAAGTTAAAAATGGAGCGATTAAGTTGGCTTTAGAAGTTCCATTAAAAGATAATCTTTCAAAAATCAACCGTTTATCTAATGGTGTGAATCAGACGGCAGCTATTTATATTCAATTTAGACAAGATGAACTCGAGGTTGATTGATGAAGGTTGATCTAACTAAATTGAACACGGCACAGCTTAACTATATTCATGGTGTGATTGGTCATTTTATAAATCTAAAAACAGATGGCAGCCATGAAAAACCAATAAGCAAGATCGATATACCTGCGGAAGCAATTATAGGAGAAAAAAATGAATAAAAGATTAGTTTCCAGGCGTATTAACCAAATAAGGAAACACCAAAATATTTAGATATATTTTCTGGTAGTAAAAATATTGATGCTTGGGTAGAGCATGTCAAAGCACAAAATATGACGGAATATATTGTTCGTCTTCTAATTGCATCAAACAAACTAAGCAGTATTAAATATTAATTAGAAAGGAGGACAGATGACCAGACCAAAAATAAAATATGAACGCATAGACAGTATTGACCAGGATGCAAGTATCAAAAATGTTCGTTCGTTTTTTAAGAAGCATGGCAAGCATCAAATTTCTCGATTTGATAAATTAATGCAGCAAGCTGGCAGTTCTTCTGATGATCTTAAGTCTGTCATCTGGTCAGATATGCCAAAAGGCGGTCATGCTGATAACTCACAAGAAATCAAACTGGAAAAAGCCATTGATGCTAGAACAGAATTTGCCGTATATTTGCAGGTCTTTAAAGAGATGAACGCTTTATACCGAACAATCTTTATCGATTATTTCATTTCAAATGAATTTCATGATATGAAGTGGACGAATATTTGTACAATTCTTAATCTGTCTTCTCGACAACGCGCCAATGAAATTATGGATAGAGCCATGTTACAACTTGCAATTCGATATGGTTATCATAAAGGATTTAGAGTTGAGACTTTCTTGGTGCTTAGTGGGGCAGACAAAGTCAGCACAAATCCAGTACAAACACTGGACATTGTGTAGACGTTCTAGTGAGATATTAGTATCGTTGAAGAATTAAGGAAATGATAGTTTACACGAAAGAAAATTGTGTTCAATGCAGAATGACTAAACGCTGGTTGAACACACAATATCGATTATCAGGAAATTAACACAACGAACGACCAAAACGCCATTAACCATTTAAAAAGAATTGGTGTTGAAAGGTTGCCGTTTATAATCACTGATAAAGGCAATTTAACAGGGTTTCAACCCGCAGTATTAGAAAAGCTAGTTTAACAACTAGCTTTTTAATATAAAGAACGATAAATTGCTTGTCTAATATCTTCAAGATTAGTCGCAATTTGTTCTTTTGACTTAATATCTGCATCATGTGAACCAGAAAAATTATATCCCGTTGTTAAATAACCTTCCATTTCTCCAAATCTAAAATTTAATTTGCCTTTGTATTCGAAATTTTTATTAAATTGATCTATATACTTTATATTAATCTCAGTTATTTTATTTTGATCGTTACTAATTTCTTTTTTTAGCGGCGTGTTCTCAAGCCTGTAGGTTATGAAAGAAACTTTTTGATTTGGTGCTAGAACGAAGTTTTTTAGTCCATCAAAACGTTTCTCTGCAGGAATCAAATCTTTTATTTTCTTGGCATCTTCGGATAAACTGATTTCTTTTATTGTTGCACTTGTTTTACCAAAGTTTTGAATTGTTAGAAATTGAGCAGAAGTTTCCTTGGGCAGTTCAACGGTTTTTAGGAATCCACTAATATATGGACGAGAATCTGATTCTTGAATTTTCTTTGATCGTCGTAAGGTTATCACTGATATTACTATTGAAATAATTGCTGTTGCAGCGGTTACACTTGTAGATATTACTGTTAATATTTGCATCATAATCCTTCCAAATTTTTTTAAAACAAATAAATTGTATTCTTAAACGCTTAAATGGTGTTTTTATTTAGGAGAAAACATGAAATTCATAGCATTCATTGTGGCAATCGCATTATTTGTGATTGCTTTTAATTTACATAAAAAATCAAATATTTCAGAAGACAAAATCGATGAATTAAATAGCAACAACGATTATCGAGTTCCACAAGAAATTATTAATGCAATGAAAGTTGTGAAGCGTCAGCAAAAGAGTGAATTAAGAAGAATGCATAGAAAGTCAGTACATAAATGAATTGGACACCGGAACTATTAAACAAAGTTGAAGATTTTTGTCATAGCGGTTATACAAACGCCCAAATTGCAAAAAAACTCGAAAACGATGGCTTATTCGTTACTAAAAACGCTGTGAAACACGTTTGTACTGATCATCATTTTAGTCGCGGCAATCGTTCAAATGGTGATCACGGAAATATACAAAAAGTTGATGGTAACGAGAAAGAATCAGTAGAACAAGATATTGATTATAACGATGATGAAACAATTCGTAATGCACGTATTACTTATCGTTATATGAGCTTCAGGGACAAGAAAAAGAAAAGTCCAAAGCAAATTCTTAAATATGCCGGTTACGATCCTGATAAATGGATACTTGTTTCAGCACATCCAAATGAATGGACTGTTACATCTGCCAATGAAGCACCAAAGTGGAATTTCCAGTTCAAGATTTCAATTAAACCAAAAACACAGTCCGATTTATCTACTGATGACTTGATTAAATTGTTCAATGAAAAGATCGAGCCAATCAAGTTAATCAAAACCGGTATTTCTGGTAAACACAATTTGGTTATTGCTTGTTCTGATTTTCATTTTGGGATTACCAAATTCGAAGATATTGAAGATCATTTTAACGATTTGATAGCTTTGATTCATGAAGGATGGAAACAGATTTGGATAGTTCAATTAAATGACTTGTTGCATTCCGATGCCTTAAATTCCTCTAAGACAACTAAAGGCACAGAATTAGATCCAATTGATTTTGTACAAGCTGTAAAAGATGCTGAAAAATTCATGTTTCCGATTGTCGAGGAATCTTATAAATATTCTGATGAAATGCACATGTTCGATATAAATGCTAACCATGACGAAACCACTGGTTTCATGTTTGAAGAAATGTTGCGTGTTAAATATCCACACATGGATATAGAAGTTAATAACGATTATCGCAAAGTGTTTATGGTTGGAAAATCAATCGGTATTATCGCTTTGCATGGTCATGCGGGTAAAACTAAAGCACCAATGTTATTTGCGACTGAAGCGCCTGATATTTGGGCTAAATCAACTTACAGAATGGCATTATATGGACATTTTCATAAAGAAGTTGTAAATGATGACTTTGGTTTAGTTGAACACCAAGTCGGTACATTTAAAACAACTGATCCTTATGAAAGCAAGAACGGTTATACGATGGCAACCAAGAAGATGGAATGTTTTGAATTTGATGATTCCACCTTAAAAGCTATTCATTATATATAGAAGGAAAACTATAAACCAGACGAAAGCTGTCATGTCGGTAAACTCAGCATACATATTATGAATAAACAAATTAAACAATTGAATAAATATCCACCATTAATATTCGTTGATGTGTATGGCAAAGACCATTCGATTGTGGACATCAAAGAATTCTATTTATATAACCAGAGCTTAAATTGTTATTGCTCTGGTTTTTTATATGGTCAAGCAGAATTAACAAACGTGCCAACAAAGATTAACGAAGTTGAATTACAAGCAGCAATTAGAAACGGATTCAATTGTGATGAAAGGTGGGTGATTAAATGATTGTTCCATTTAATAACAACGAGGATATTTCATCCCCAAATAAACACGAGCATATTCAAGTTCGCTTTAATAATTTGAATGAACCAGAAGTATTTGTTGATGGCATTAAAAAAGAAATCGAATACATTAGTTACGAATACAATCGTGACAAAACTGTTGGTCAACCACGGTGGATTGATATTGAATACCTTGATCACGGTGAAGTAAAGAAGATTTATAAAGACAATTCGAAAAGGATTGAATGAATGCCAGCAGTACGAACATGTAGATACCCAAATTGTCATAACCTAGTTACCATCGATCATTATTATTGTGAACAACATCGAGCATTGGAAGCTGATTATTTGAAGTCACGCATGAAATATCATGGCACGCACGAGCGTGGTTATTCCCGTCATTACAATGCGATCAATCGGCATGCTAACAAAATCAAAGACGCACAAGAAAAGTTTTATCACAGCAAAGAATGGCAAGGGTTAAGACGAGTCGTCTTAGATAAGCAACATTATCTTTGCCAGTATTGTTTATCCGAAGGTCGAGTAAAGCCAGCAAAGATTGTTGATCATTGTGTGCCGATTACATTTGATCCAAGCAAAGCAGATGATGCTGATAATCTTGATGTGATTTGTCCTGAATGCCATTATAAAAAGGATAAGTTCGAATCGGTTTACTATGGTTCAAGTGATGGCGTAGGACGCAACGATGTTGATCCAATTACGGAAGTGAAGCTAGTTGATTATTACATGAATCATCTCGATCAAATACCAAAAGCGTAGGGAAATCCAACCGGTCTTAAGTTACCCTCATTTAGATTTTAAAGATAGTTTTAATCGTTTAAAAATTGCGTTTTAAGAGCGTTAAAAATTTTAAATATAAAATACCGAATACGCTAAAAAAATTTACCCCCGCCCATGTTTGGCTTCAGGAAGAGCGCACACATTGGGGTCATTTCATGTCAAAACAAGATTTTTAAAACTTTTTTATAGGGGGGTCTATCAACGCCTAAGACATGCGGTTAAGGCGTTTTTGTTTATGAAAATAGCTCAAAACTACTGCTTATTCCAACCCTAAAACGAAAGAAGGTGACCATCATTACAAAAATTAAAGATTTGCCTGACGAGCCACCTAGTTATTTGACAGGAACAGCAAGATACATGTGGCGAAGGTTAGTTCCGTTGATAAAATCCGATCCAACAGTTAATGAAATGGACAAAACAATGGTTGAAGCGTTTTGTATCAATTATCAGATGATGCGTGAAGCCTATGATCATATTCATAAAAATGGTGCTTTGAATCCAATCATAAAAACAGTTGTCAATCCGGTCACGGGTAAAATTATTGCTCACGACAGTCTTGGCTTTAAGAGAAATCCTGCCACGCAGATTCTCGATGCTTCAACGGTTAAATTAAAGGCTCTTGGCAGTGAGCTTGGTTTAACGCCTAAAGGGCGTGCAGAGCTTTTAGATTTAAAAATTCCGGAAGATAATTCCGACAAGCCTTCTACTGCCGAGCAGATCAAACAATTCTTAAAAGGTGGCTGATATTTGAAAGGAGATGAGAAAAATCAGAATTGACTTAACAAAAACACATGATGTTATCGGTGCCTATAAATCAATTGATTTTTCCCAGATTCGAAAAGATTATCAAGATCCTGGCACCAAATATGCTTTTGATGTTTTGGATGGTAAATATATAACTGGTTACTACATGAAGCTTGCCTGTTTTCGGCATTTAAGAGATTTGCAAAGACAAGATACAAAAGATTTTCCATATCATTATTCGATTGATGAAGTTAAAGCAATATTGAACTTTGCCGCTCAATGTCCAGAAGTTAAGACTTTAAAACCGGTTAAATTGATGCCTTTTCAGGAGTTCAGTTTGGCTCAATTGATAGGCTGGCGCAGTGAGGGTGGAGACAAGCGTTTTGCCAGAGCGATCATTTCAGAAGCTCGTCATCAAGGAAAAACTTACTTGATGGCAATTATTATCATTTATAGTTTCTTGATTGAATCGCTTGGCCAATCTAGTCAGGATTACTTAGTAACCTCAAAGAATTTTAAGCAGACTAGCAAAATTCTTTCATATGTTAAAACCATGCTTCGATTGATTTTGAATCGCGAACCTTGGAAATCTTTGGGAAAAGAAGATGGTATTAATTTAAAGTCATTAGCTACACAGTCGGACATGGTTGTCATGTCTGAACACGATAATAAATTAAGAGCCATTACTTGGGATTCTGGGCAATATGATGGATTCCATTTCAAAACTGCTATTGGGGATGAATTTGCTGATCCTGCAATTTCTGACGTTGATAAAATTTCTAAAATAACATCAGGACAGATTGATGTTGATAACAAACAATTTATTCAAATATCAACTGCTTATCCAGATAGTACCGTTCCTTTTCATCGTGACGAGAAGCACATTATTGAATCGATGGAAAAAGATTGGAAACGTGATGGTGATACCTATCTTTGCTTAATTTGGGCAATTGATAACATTAGTGAAACAGAAAAACCTGAAATGTGGATTAAAGCCAATCCGTTATTGGATATGCCAGAAAAGCATGACAAGATGTTACGGGATTTAAAGACCGAAAAGGATGCTGATAGTTTAGCTGGTAACTTATTTGCTTTTCAAAACAAATCATTAAATATTTGGCTGCAGGCTTCGATTGATAGTTACTTGTCCTTAAAGAATGTAGAAGAATCTATTACTCCGAAATTCGATATGCATAATCGAGAAGTTTATATTGGCTTTGATTATTCTCAATTTTCAGATAATACTGCCTTCGGTTTTGTTTTTCCCTATTTTGATCGGAGAGGACAACCAAAATTCTTTCTTTATCAACATTCTTTTATCCCTTGGAACCATTCAGGAAGTATTGAAAATAAGGAACGACAAGACGGAATTGACTATCGAACTTTGGAAAAGATGGGTTTCTGTACAATCACCGAGCATAAAGACGGCATTATAAACACTGATCAAGTTTATCAATGGTTGACCAAATTTGTTTTTCAATACCAGTTGAAAGTCCTTTACTTTGGATATGACGAAGCCGGTTCTTATCAGACTGCTAATTTAAAAGATGCATTGTTGGCTAACTATCCTGCTTGGAATATTGAAAATATCAAGCAGTGGCCATCTAATCTAGCTAAACCAACTAAGTATTTACAAGATATGTTTACAACGCATAAGGTTACTCGCTTAGACGATGAAGTTATGGAAAAAGCTTTGCTTAATGCAACCACTGGTTTATCGCCTTTTGGAATTTCAGTTGAAAAGAATCGGGCAACTTTAAAGATTGATGTAGTCGATGCTTTGATAGATGCTTTTTATAAAGGTATGTACCATTTTGACGAGTATTCAGAGTTTAATTCAGATTTAGCCAAGTTTAGTCGCATGGATGGACAAGAACAAATTAAGAAAGGAATCGCTAATGGTGCGATAGATCCGGAACTTTTAGATGATATTTAAGACAATTTTTAACTTAATATGGCGTTATTTTGACGTGATTTGCTTTGTTTTAGCCCTGATATGCATTAATATTGGAGCTTTTTTGTTAATGAAGGCAATTGCCTTAATAACCATTGGCCTTTCATTAGCTTTGATCGGTTGGCTTTCAGAAGTTGTCGATGACGATAAAGGAGGTGGTAAATAATGCCGTTGTTTCACTCGAATTTTCATATTAGAGATTCGACAGCAAAAGCTTCTATTCCAATTGAAGGCTGGACAAATATCATAGATTTTCTTAATCCAAAAAAAGATCGTTACATAAGCGCTTTTAAAGCTTTGAGAAATCCTGATATTCATTCAATTGTTATGCAATTGTCTGGAGATTTAGCAACGGCTAAGTTAAAGGCAGATGCTACAAGAGCACAAGGCATTTTAGATAATCCTTCCTCAACGGCAAACGCTAGAACATTTTGGATAACAATGTTTGCTCAAATGATTTTAGGAGGTGAATCATTTGCTTATCGATGGCGCAATGCAAATGGCATTGATTCTCGCTGGGAATATTTAAGGCCATCGCAAGTGCAGACTTTTGAATTATCTGATGGTTCTGGTCTTGTTTATAACCTGTCTTTTGATGAGCCGGATATTGGCCTAATGCAAAATGTGCCACAGTCTGACATGATTCATTTGAGATATTTTTCAATGAATGCGATGACTGGCTTTAGTCCGCTTTATTCTTTATTTGAAACCTTGGATATAAAAAAACAATCAGATGCTTTGACGTTGAAAGCATTGGCGCAATCTGTCACCGCAAACAGTACTTTATCCGAACCGACACAAGTAAGTGATAAATATGCCTTGGCTAGAGCAAAGACATTAACAAAGCAATTGGAAACCTCTGGTGGTGTACCTATTGTATTAATGCCTGGTGAAACATTTACGCCCTTGGAAATTAAATCAAATATTTCGACACTTTTAAGCCAGGTTGATTGGACTTCAACACAGATTGCCAAGGCTTTTCAAGTCCCTAGTTTTATGGCAGGCGGTACAGGTGACGAACAAACTTCATTGCCAGACCAATACAAAATTCAATATGGAAGTACTTTAAATCGTGATATGAATATGGTTTTGAGCGAACTTAACAATAAATTGAATGCCAATATCACAGCGGATATGAGAAAAGCAATCGACCCATTTGGAAATGATTACGCAACTGCATTATTAGGCAGCAAAAATCTTACTGCAGATCAAGTTTCCTTTGCATTGCAACAAAATGGTTATTTGCCTAGTGGCATGCCAAAAGCTCCGGTTGCAACTTCAACAGCAACTACAAGCGTGGCAAATAATCCGCCACAGGAAGGAGAAGATGAGTGACAAAAATTATAAATGTTAAGGGTGATGTTGTTGATAATGACACTGCTCTTTTTTATAGCTTTTTTGAGATGGCCTGTGTCAGTCCACAAGGCGTTCAAAATCAATTACAACAAGGTGATCCAAATGAAGATGTTGAAGTTGATATTGCTTCCAATGGCGGAGATGTTTTTGCAGCAAGTGAAATTTATACGATGCTGAAATCATATCAAGGCTCTGTGAATGTTGTAATTCAAGGGTTAGCTGCTTCGGCTGCTTCAATTATTGCAATGGCTGGACAAAATGTTTCAATCTCGCCAACGGCGCAGATCATGATTCATAAGTGTTTAGTTGATCCAGGCTTTTCCAATGCCGATGATCTTAGAACTGCAGCAAGTGTTAATGATGGTATTGATCAGTCAATTGCCAATGCCTACGAACTTAAAACCGGTATGAGCCAAGCTGATTTATTGCAACTTATGTCTAATGCTACTTGGATGACTGCTCAACAGGCAGTTGATAATGGCTTTGCCGATGAAATTCTATTTGTTCAAGGCAAAGAATTATCAGCATCTAATTCAATCTCTAGTGTGCCTAATAAAAAGGCCATTAATAAGTTTTTGAATTTGTTGAACAAAGCAAAACCAAAAGATATGGATATGGGTAGCGATGGAAGTGATGATAACGCTGATAGTAATTTGTTACCGGCAATTAATCCACTTTATCCCGAAGGAACACCGATTACAGTTTTGGCTGACCATATGCCAAATATGCAAGGTGCCGAAGGCGTTGTAAGACATGCTTATATTTCAAATGTTTATATCATCGATTATCAGCCAACCGATGGAAGCCCGGAAGTAACCGGACATCGCTGGGTAACTGAAGATGAGATTGAAAATCTTGTTCCTGATGCTGATGGTCAGGATGATAAATCCGAAACAAAAATAAATAAGAAAGAAAAAGAAAATCCAAAGGCTCAATTGCAACACGCATTGAGTCTTTTATTTTAAGGAGATTTAAATGGAAACAATTAATGAACTTCAAGTTGCTTGGGAAAACTCTGGTCAAGCTGTGAGTGATGCCCAAAACAAACAAATGAAAATGGCGATCCAAAACGCTGCTGAACCGGGAAAGTTTTCCGATGAGGAATTATCTGCAGTTAAAAAAGATGTTGAAGACAAAGTTAAAGCTCGCGATTTTGCCAAAGATGCTTTGGATGGTGCAAGGGCAAATGCAAAAGTCATTAAACCAGATAAGATTAATGGCGCTCCAGCAATCCAAACACAAGACAAAAAGAAAATGACTAAAGATGAATTTGTTTCTAACTTTAAGGACATTCTTCGCCATCCGAACCGTTACGAGAACATGTTGACCTCTTCAACTAGTGACGATTCATCGGCTGGTTTAACTATTCCACAAGACATTGAAACTGATATTCATACACTGATGCGTCAATACGCTTCTTTGGAGCCATTGGTTAATGTTGAAAATGTAAGCACGCAAACCGGTACTCGTGTAATTGAATCGTTTATTGATATTACTCCTGCCGATAAACAGACTGATCAAAATACCGATGCCGTTGAAGGCACTTATCCAGCGGCACATCAAATCTCTTATAATGTTGCCGATTATATTGATCTGTTCTATGCAGCCAACTCATTGCTTAATGATTCTTCTGAAAACGTACTTGCTTGGCTTGAACAACATATTGCTCGCAAGAGTGTTGTTACTCGTAACAATGCAATCATTTCGCAACTATCTGATGTACCGAACAAGCCAACAATTGCTTCTTATGACGATATTATTGATACGATTATGAGCCTTGATACGGCTTTGTTAACTGGTTCTAGTGTATTGATGAATAAGTCTGGTTTTACTAAGTTGCGTAAGGTCAAGGATGCAAATGGCGATTATCTTTTGCAAAGGGATGTTTCTCAACAGGGAAGCTGGATTCTTGATGGCGCTTATCCGATTACCTATGTTGAAGATCGTTGGCTTCCATCTGCTGGGACGGCTGCCGCACCGGTATTTCCATTCTATTTTGGAAATTATAAACAGTTGATTACTATTTTTGATCGTCAGGCTTTGAGCATTGATTCATCCACTCAAACCGAACAAGCCTTTAAGCGTAATCAAACGGCTCTTCGTTCAATTGAAAGATTTGATACTAAAACGGTTGATGATGATGCTGTTGCGGCCGCTTCGTTTACTGCAATTGCTGATCAGCCAGCTAAGATTGTTGTTTCATCTGCAAGTTGATTAATTTATAGCGACTAAGGCTTAAAAAACTTACAAACAGGGTGGGAAGCCCGTTAGAAAGGATTATGTATGACAGTTGAATTAGATGATTTTAAAATCAGTCAGCGTGTTGATAATGACCAAGATGACAACCTGATTAAAGGATATTTAGCTGCGGCTACCGCTTACGTGACAAATGGTGTAGGTGCAGATGACGATCAAGCCACTTTTTATAGTCGTGACGATGTCAGAGACTTATTCGATACGGCTGTTCAAGCCATTGCCGGAGCTTATTATCAACAGCGAGCTGCTCTGTCTAATATTTCTGTCGTACCTGTCAGCTTGGTATCTGATTCGATCATCGACCAATTAAGGGCGATGTGGGAGCAATGGCAGCAGTCATTAGAGGAGCAGGCTGATGGCAATTAATCCTTATTCATTAAACAAACGTGGTCAGTTTGGACTAGTTGAACAAATTGCTAATCCCAATACCGGTGGTTTTACAAATCAATTTGTTGTTTCATTTTCTCGCTGGTATGGTGTGCGTACTCGCACGATGAATCAGACTTATCAAATATATGGTACGGAATTGCAGGACACAATTGATATTGTCGTTCGGCATGATCCGACCATTCAAAAGCAGTTTTTGTTACTTGATACAGACGGAAAACAGTACAGCATTGAATCTATATCGCCTGATGATTCAGGTTCATTAAATGCTTTTGATATTTTGACACTGAAATCCATCACACAGAAAGGGACAACAAAAAATGGTTAGTATTGCTGGTCTAGGTGGCTGGGCAGACAATCTTGAAAAAGCTTATTCACTCTCTACAGCCGAACAGGCACGCATCACAAAAGCCGGTGCTGATGTCTTACGGAAAAATATTGCTGACTATCTAAAAAGCCATCATTATCGCAATCGTAAGACTGGGGAAGAGCCGCATTTAGCTGATTCTGTGATTGATAATGCAACCAACATTCTTGGAAAAGTAGACGGCTCTTCGGTTGTTGGTTTTCCGCCTAAAAAGGGTTATATCGCTCGTTTTCTAAATGACGGGACTAAATATATTCATGGTGATGATTATCTTGATAAAGTCCGAAATGCGTCTCTAGACGAGATATACAAAGCCGAGAATGCCGAGTATCAAAAAATATTAAAAGAGAAGGGAGCTGATAATGTATGAGCTCCGTATCTGACGCAGTGGCTATTATCAATGCCGCTAATCTCACTTGGATAGACAATATCTATCCTTTTTTTATACCTAAAGAACATTTAAATGACACTGATTCAACTGATTGTCTGGTTGTTGAAAATATCGGCAATAGTCCTACCACGTATGGCAATGACGATTTCCAAGAAGTTGAGCAGGGCGTCAAAATACAGCTTTTTTATTCAACCAATTTTATCCAAGATACCGATAACTGCGAAATTGCTTTGATGAAAGCTTTCAAACATTCTGGTTGGTCATTAGCCAATCCAGACACACGTATAACCGATCCTGATACAGGTCAAGTTACAAAAACAATTTATGTATCACATAACAAATTATTAGGAGGTAGCTAATGGCTACAGTAGGTTTAAAACTCGTTCAAATGGCTCTTTTGGGAGCAGATGGAAAAATATTGGCTGATGCAACAAAAGGGTTGTCAGCCAACGGTGTTTATGCTGTTGACTCTGGCGTATTCAGTGCTAAGACAGCTAACATTACTGGTCTTGAAGCGGCTTCAACCAAGGTGTACGGCAACAACCGCGTTGTTGATTTACAGCACACAAAAGGCGATTCTTCAGTTGCTTTGGATTTTAATGCTTTGCCGCATGATATTTTGATGAAGATTTTGGGTCAAGTATCTGATGGTAAAGGTGGCTATACACAAGGCGACAAGCCAAAAGTCGCCATGTTGATTACAACAGATGCCCTTGCAGAAGATGGACAGGTTTATTTTGGTTTTCGTCAAGGCGAGATTATCAATCCTGACTTTAATAACGGGACTGATACGACAACGGATACACGGAATGATGACAACTTGACTTATTCACCATTGGACAATCCCGACTGGAATAATAATCCTGGTAAGCTTTGGTATTCAAACGAAACAGGCTTTACACAAGACATTATGTTAGCCGATGTATTTCAAGGTTATGTATCTCCCAGTAGCGGTCAGTAAG